CTTTGAGACTCATTCGAGACAATTTCATCTAGTGTGAAGGTGTCTTTACTACCGACCCGTTTAAATATTTCACCAGTTGAATAATTTTCATAAGTAAGTTCCCAAATATTGTTTGCCCATGCGCTTGGGGTATATACCTCATTTAAACGAACTACATTTCCATTCTTATTTATGGAGCAGTCGATAGCAACTTCCTTTAAAACCTTATCAAATTGACGATTTAAACTTAATTTCTGTAAAGAACGTTCATACATATAGTCTTGAACAGACCTGGAGTCAAGCCCTTTCCATTTCTCTCCGAACGCCTTTACAAGTGTCTGGTCAGAACCTTTCCTTACACTACCTGGAACTATTTGGTCGCCTCTAAATGTTCGCGATGACTCCCTAATTTCACCATCAGGTGAAACATACAGTTCTCTAAAAATCCATAAACCAGAGTTTTTGTCTCGTGGTTCATCTGGTTGCATATATGATTTTACTCGTCGAGTAATACCTGAGCTTTGAGTTATCTCGAGTTCAAATATTTTTTCGTAACTTCCCATTCCAGCCAAGTGTATAAATACCTGGACAATGCGTTCTTGAGGTGGAAGATTACGGTGGCTACATAATCGTATACCACGAGCTATAACTTGTTGTAATCGCGAATCGTTCCACCAGGGTTCCAAAATATGGATTTGGTTTACATTTTTAAAATCAACACCCTCCATAACCGTTTGTGTACCAAACATAATTTTCAATACACTTCCATCTGTATTCGCAGGGTCGTTAAATGCCTTTTTAGCATCTTCAACAAGAGCTGGATTGTTATTTGCTTCACCCTTCCATACAAAATAGTTTCCATTTACGCCACGGGCTGGAAATGGTTTGTATCCAATATTTTCCATGACTATTGATAAAGCTTCAACCCCGTAATATACGAAATTTGAATATACAAAACACGTTCCTCGGCAATTATGGAGCATTTCAGCAACTTTAGCAAATTTAGTACTATATTCTCCTGTTTTGCGCAAGACAGCCTTAATGGGGTCTGTTCCAATAGAAAGGGCTTCCTTTGCTTCAGTTTTTAATAATTTACTAAAGTGTTTTACATTTTTTTCTAAAAGGGCCTTGGCACCGATATTTTCGACGTGTGTTGATATAGCCTCTTCTGGAAAAGCAATATTACAAAATTGATTTGAACCGTTAAATATACCGGTATTGGCATTTTCTTTTCTCTGGTGTGCAAAAAATTCTTCATCGCGTAAACTTGCCAATTGGGCTTTTTCAACTTCTTTTATAAGTTTGGTTTTGTATTTATCATACTGGTACGATTCCATTCGGTGATACATTATAACAGTCTTTTTGTATGGATAGGCTACTGGATTTCCTCCTTTAAAATAACTTACGTACCCGCTACACATATTTTTAAATTTATCTTGATTTATAAACTGTGAAGTTTCGGGGTTTATAAATACTTCGTTAAACTGGTCGCGACCGTCGGGGAACATAACACGTGGTCTCATTAAATTTATTAACAATCCAATTTCATAGGGTTTATCGTAAATAGGTGTACCAGTTAAAAATACGGTTTTAAATCTAGGATTGGAATAGTACCGTAAAGCATAATACAACCTTCTGTAATTTGTACCAGTACCGCTAATTAAATTTTGTATTTCGTCAATTATTAATAGACCATTGGACTTTGCCAATCGTTCTAGATAAGGCTGTCTGATATATTTACCATTTTCTATTTTAAAGAGACGATTCAAAAACGTATCGTGAGAAATTATTTCGTATGTTTCATGGATATTTTCAATTTCAACGCTTTCAAGTTGTTTATTTAAATTTACTAAAGCCTGGATATTGTCTAGTAATCTGGTTTTTCTTGAGGAATCCGTTGTTGTAGAGTATTCTTGTTGAAAAGCAGTTATCTTATTGTAATTTTGTAATAGTTGTCCGCGAGTAATACTGTTTGTGTAATACTGCCTGTTTCCAGAAATCCATACTTCACCTGCTGCCGATTTGATTGTATTGTCTTCATATTTGCCGATAATTTCTGCGTAGTACTGTTTTTCAAGGGCTGCCGGTACAACTATAAGTATCCGCGCGTCTTGTCTTCCAGGTATTACTTTTACATTTGGTTCATTTGTTTTAAATTTAAAGGCTTCAGCTATAACAATACTTGTTTGAGTTTTACCGGAACCTAATCCGTGGTATACTAACATACTATTTGTCTGTGTATGGGTATTGAAAAATCTTCCGGCAAACTTTTGTTGTTGTTTTAGAGAATATTCCTTACTTTCACAAATTGCACTATAAGATGCAGCTTCGTTGTACGCGGGTGAATCATATCCTTCATCAGGAAAGGCGTAATCAGTAAAGTTTGTATTTATCCATGTATAGTAGTCAACGTTTTTGTAAGTCCGGTAATTATTTACATTAAAAGCTGGTAAAGGGGTATATATTTTCCCATCAAAACATTTAGAAGTAACAAGACGTCCTTTCTGGTCTACTATATCTGTAAAATACTGGTTGTAGTCATTACAACTTGTCATTTGTAATAAGTTAATATTTTATTAATTAAATTAATTTCTCCAGGCAAATCGTATTCCATTATCGGAGTATTGGTTTTGGCTTTTTATTTTGTTAAGTAGACTCTTTAACTTTGAGTTATACATTTCTTCGGAACGCTGAGGTTCCTGCCGTTCAATTTCAACGATAACTTTATTTTCACCGGCTTTTGGATTGGGTACAACTTTCGGTACAACTTTGGATTTCTGTTTTTCCTTGGTTTTTGCATTGGGTACTGTTTTCTGTTTGGGTTTGGGTTTGGATTTGGATTTCGGTTCAGGTTTCTGTTGGCGCTTGGGGTTGTTTTTTTCTTTTTTCTTTTCGGGCATTTGTTTTTCTTTTTACATTTCTTTTACATTTTAAACTTAAAAAAAATACCGTAACAAATTATAATGGTTGACACGAAGTATTATGGCTCAAAAGCCGAAGTTTTCCATGGAACCGCAAGGTATACAAAAGGCGGGCTTGAGAAGAAGGATATCAAACTTGTACACGATAAATATGGAAACGACCGGTATAAGAGTAAACGCCAACAACAAGCGGGTAAAAAGAAAGGAACATTCCGCGACAAATGGTCGAAGGCAATGAAAGCTGCACGAAAAGAACTCGTTAAAGAAGGTGTTATTGACCGCGACGCCGGATTTGTTCCGGTTGGTGGTAGCACAAAAGATGGAAAGGCCCTTTTAAAACGAACACGTGAACATATGGTTGAAACAATTAGTAAAATGAAAATTTAAACGTTAACGTTAATTCGTAAAAACGATAGTAAAAGTATAAAACGGTAGCTTAAATGTCCGACGAAACAATTAAAAAACTTGAAAAGCGTGTATCTGACCTTGAATCAAAACTTGTTGAAACAAAAAAACCACCAAGAGCACCAAGAGAACCTTCAGAATATAATAAATTTGTTGCTGACTACATAACAAAAAACAAAGACCCTAAAAAACAACACAAAGACTTATTTTCAGAAGCGGTGAAGGCATGGAATACTAGGAAAAAGTAAAACCGTTTTATTTTTTTTACAAAAAGTAATTTACTTAATGAATTAACAGTTTTAAACTAAAAAATGAACGTTGATTTTTGCAACGCGAAAGCCTATCTTATAGATTCTAAGGAACTCAAGGAGAAAATTTTCTTAGAATGTGAAAGAATTATGGAAACACCTTTAAAAAGAGATTCATTTCCAGGTGCGCAGCCAGTGACGGTTGAACGGAAGAACTTACCATTACAGGAACGTTATATGGTTTGTGAAAAGACAGACGGTGAACGTGGTATACTATTATTATTAAATATAAATAGCAAACCAATGTGTTTTATTATAAACAGAAAAGATGAATTATACTTTATGGATTTTGCTTTTAAAAAGGAAGTTTTTGAGGGTACTGTTTTTGATGGTGAAATAATTAAAAATTTAAAAGGCGTCTGGAATTTTATCATACACGACTGTTTGGCTTATAACGGTGTGAATTTTTTAAAACGAAATCACGCGTTAAGGTATGCTTGTGGAATTGATTTTATCGTAAAGCGTTATAATCCCAGAGACACCGATTGCTTTTTTATAAAGACTAAATTGTTTTATGATTATGGTCCAGAAGTTGTAAAAACATGGGACCACATTCAAAAAACAAGTGAAAATAAATTAGACGGTCTTATACTTACACCCGTATACCGTCCAATTACATTTGGTAGAGACAATACCTTATTAAAATGGAAAACCGAGCATACCATAGACTTTTTAGTGAAAATGGTAACAGGTAAAATAAATTTATATTATTATAAAAAGAATTTAAGTATATTTAAATCATTTAAACCCGATACAAAAAATTACACGCACATCTTAGAGTACCTTAAAAAAGACGAGTCGGTTGACTTGGCGAAAGGTGTAATAGTAGAATTTAATGTAAATGGTGATGAGTTTACTATACACAAAGTAAGGACTGATAAAACAAGACCAAATGGAGAAATTACAGTTACAAATACATTGAAAAATATCCAGGAATCAATCAAGATAGAAGAACTTTAAATAAACTATTTAACAGACCGTTAACGGACCGTTTAACGGATAAATATATCACTTTGTAAATCACTATTACCGGTTACTAAAACCGGAGTAGAACCATAAAATAGTTCTCTCTTTTCAAGATAATCATTAAAATTGCCATCAGTGGCCCTTTCAAACCCATTTGTCTCAAAATAACGGCACATATTTTCAGCACCTCTTAGTGTTAATATATAAGCAAGTGAACAAGGGTTTATACCGTGCTTTAAAACACATACGTGTTTATTAAGTCTTTTTTGCGCCAATTTGAGATGGTCATCTCGACTTGTAAGGTCCCAACGTACAAAATTAGCACCCGAAGCAAATGTATGGAAACCGATATTTAACATTTCTGTATTTTTAGGCATATTGTCAATTACATTTTGGAGTTCCACCATAAATCCATTCCTTAAGATTGCATCGTCCTGGAAAATTACACTAACAGGGTATTTATTTTTAACAATGTCGCGCATTATGTAATAGTGTGATAATTGATTACCGATAATTCTTTTACCAAACCAATGACTTAAAATATCTGATTTTTCAAACAGTTTCATTTCTTGTTCAGTAAAATTGTGCGTTTCACCATCTAAAGCAGAGAAACGGTGGATTTTTTCAGCGGGGACACCTTCACGAGCGCATTCATTTAAAAAATGTTCATTTCTAACGGGTCGTTTGTCAAGGTTTATATAATAAAATTTACTAATTTCCATTTTAGTGTGATAAATGGTAATTAATAACTTTTTTTAAATCATTTTAAATTTAAATTTAAATTTAATTAACTATTTTTAAGAATTTTTAATTTAAACGGACATGCGGGAACGGCGGCGGCGACCAAAGCGTAAAGCTAATTCATTACCCATTGGAGTCATTGCGGGCATAGCAGCCCTACGTCCTCCCTTGCGCTTGCATCCTGCTAGGCGGCGGGTATTTACGTACGAGCATCCGGATGCTTTACAAACTTTGCGCCCGAGTCCTGTGCAAGGAGCACTTCCCTTAACCCGGTGTTTAACTGGGCGGCGGGTGCTAGCACGGCGACGACGACCGAATTCCATTGATGCTGAAGACCTACGGGGGAGAAGATATTTCCGGCGTTTTTTACCGAATTCCATTGATGCTGAAGACATACGGGAACGGCGACGACGCATTGGTGCACGACGACGGCGACGACCGAATTCCATTGATGCTGAAGACATACGGGAACGGCGACGATGACGAACACCTGTCTTGTGGTGCTTTGCGGGTGCACGACGGCGACGACCGTAAGATGATGATTTAGAGCTTACACATGGTGTTGGGTAAAGACCGGTGCTTGTTGCGCCAAGTACTCCTCCCATACCGTTGGGGCAAAACTCGCTACCCATTGACTGGTAGAGTGGGGGGTTACCGCCGCTTCCGAAACCAGAGCGGCGACCGGCACAATGGCGCTTGTAGAAAGAGCGGAATGCCTTCATGGCGGCCTTGCGACCCGTCTTGGAACCGACACGGCGTTTTCCAAACTTAGGGACCTGGGCCCACCGGGGAGTCATCTGACCAAATGCTAAACCTTGGGGCATCATCATTCCACCGTAACCCATTGAGCGGCGACGACCAAACTTCATTGTATCGGAAAGACACGCTAGCTGGGGCATACCTTTATTAGCCTGGCATTTCCCGGCAAAACCCAAGACCGCTTCCCCCGCTCTTCTATATTGAGCGTTCATTTCCTGTTTAGTAGGTCCTTTTTCATTCTCACCGAAACCCATTGACCGGCGACGACGACCGAAACCTACACTTACGTGTTGACGACACACTACGTCTGTCATACCTTTCTTGTCATTGCATTCTTTTACAAACTTGTATAGATTGGGGCCTGCGGTTTTAGAGAAATTTTCTATCGTTTCTTCTTCGCTCATCTCACCGAAACCCATTGACCGGCGACGACGGGTGCGGCGCATTGGTGAGCGACGCTTTGAGCGCCCCTTGTGCATTTTCTTGAGTTTCCTTTTGAGAGCCATTGCCTTCTTGAGGCACATCTTTTTAAGGGTTCCTACTGAACGGTATACGCGTTTGCCCCCAACCTTCTTGGTTGCCTTGACGTGGTATTTCTTGCAAATTTTAAGGAGGCGCGCTGGTGGTTTGGCCATTTTACGAGCTCCAGATGACTTTCGGCGAGTTGTGCGTCGCTTTTTACCGAATCCATAGTTAAATAGGTGCATTTTTTGTTAAGTATATAAACTACCCCCAGAAATTAATTTTAAAATTAAATTAAATTAAATTAAATTTAAAACAGATTTTTAAAGTTTGATTTTAAAAGTCCGGCAAAAATGGAATAAAACGGGGCTCCTTGGGTCTTAAATCCAAAGTTACACCAGGTGTTTCTTTCTGCCGCGGCTTACGATATTTTGGATGGGTTGTTATGCCTTCCTTACGATACTTTAACACGTTATCCCAAAATTCTCTCATTTTAGGTAATTCTTTAGAAAACCATTCCCGGTCTCGCTTAACTTCAACGACATTTAAAACGAAATCGTCGTCACTTTTACCAGGTACAAATTCTATAAAATGTGCCAATTCAAGGTCACAAATTTCAAGATTTAAAAGTACTTGCGAAAGATAATGATGCGGAACCTCACCCATTACAATTTTCCTTTTTAACGGACACTTTACTTCCAAAAGTATACCATCTGTAGTAATTCCATCGGGACTACCACCCAACCATTTGTGGTCGTTATGAATTAATAAACCAAACGAAAGAACCGTTTTGTCGTAACGCTTACTGTATTTTTCTATGGCAGTGTCTTCATAATAAGTGCCCCATTGGGTAGCTTCATTTCCAGTAAACGGTTTAGGATTTGCGTTGCATTTATCTACAAGCAAAGCCCAAGGCGTTTTATAGTTATTTTCTCCCAATACAGTTGGTATATCACTTGCCGTTATCGCGTTTTCACGTTGGGCATACCATTCCGGTGTACGTTGTTCAAATTGCGGGAGTTTTAACAATCGGGCAACACGTTCGTCCATCCTTAATAAAACTTCGCGGTCATTCTTTAAGTTTCTTAAGAAATTTTATATCCCGTTCGACAAAATTAAGGGCTTTAGATTTTCCGAATGCCGTGTAGTAGCTCTTATTTTTAAGGGTTAAGGGACTAATTTGATTATTTACAGGTGTAGAAGTTAATGACAACTGGCCAGTAAGGTGTGTGTTGTCCCTGTCTAAACTATTGTGTATACCAGCAACCATTAGTGGAGAATATCCCCATGGACTCGCTATACCAGATGCCATTTTTTATAAATACTGTTATTTTTTTTAACCGTTAATTGTCTTCCTGGATTTTGGGAGCCAGGCAGAATTGTACTTTACCGAGGTTGGCAACATTGTATTCTATAACCAATGGATATTCCTTCTTTAAGAAAATATCTACTGTGCTGCACAGATTAGTGCTCTTGGTAAAACTATTAAGGTACTTGAGGTCAAACTTTTCGCAAACATTCTGGTTTTTCTTGGAAAAGATTAAACCATTTTGCGCCTCTCCTATAATTATCTTTTGACTTGCGAAATCTCCATTTGATTCAAGTATAAATTTAGACTCCGTACTAGTTATTAAAACGTAATTACTAATAACACTCAGGTCTCTACAATACTTCTGGAGGTCTACACTAGGCATTGAAATAACTGAATCATATTGTATATCAGGGATTTCAAGTTTTTCTTCGGAAATATCAAGCATCTTAAGATAACTTTCAGTTACCGTATTTTTTTCCTTGTTTTCTATCCTGATACCAAGTTCGTTGATTCCATTTTTACGAATAAATAGCGTCAGCACGTCATTATTTGACACTGTCTTGAGTATCTTGAAAAAATAAATCATATTAATACCACATATGTTCTTGTTAATACAGTGGTATTCTTCAAAGTTGTCTCGAATCAAGCGGACGTATACCAGAGCCACTCGTGCGTTATCCATAGTCATAATTTTCAAACCATTATTGTCAAAATACAAATTTATATCAGTAAGCACTTCTTTAAGTGATTCTACCAAGATTTTAATACTTTGCGACTGTACAGTCTTAATATACAACGCATATTCATCCATTCTTTGAACGTGAACTCTTTTTTATTTTTAAATAACTTCGTTTTCGTTTAAAACGTTTTAAACATTTTAATAAACTTTTCAATTAAAGTTTTCAATTAAAGATTTTATTTAATTATTTTGTAAATGTAAAATGAACTTCAATAGTCCTGTCATTCAATGCGAAGTTTTAACTAGTTATTACGTTGTAGATGGAAAATTAACCAATGGTTTATTAGCTTCACTGATTAAATCTACATCTAAAATAATACCTCATGATAGGTTTAAAACGATATTGTCTTTTTTTCCAGAAACTCTTGTTATACCAGATGAGTATGGAAAACTTCCCGAAGAATACTTGGAAGAATACAACCGTACTGATTTAATGGAGTTATTTAAAAAGACAAAAAAGTCGCTCACACCGGAACAAAAAAAAGAGCCCATCAAATCCGCTAAAAATAGGGTTCAACAATTATTAAATTTTTTAGAGTTAGAAGACCTTATGGAATTTAAAGAGGAGCACTACCAGAACCAACAAAATGGCAAGATACCTAAAGAATTGGCAACAGCTTTTACTCGGATGATCGAAGATAGACTTAAAGTATTAAAATCTCATCAAGAACATGATACTGAATTTTTAATACGAGAACGGCAACAGTTGTTAATGGATACTGAAAGAAAAATAGCTGAACGTAATGCCGCACAGGCAGAACGGGCAGAACAAATAGCCCAGGAATTATTGCGGGAAGAAGAGAAACGGCAGAAAAAGACTCCACACCTAAAAAACTTACCCAAAAAACCACCGCAGGAACGGGAAGCGGAAAGACGGCGACAAATGGAACAAGAACGAATCATAAAACAAAATTTAGAAAACCAACAGGCAGAAAGATTACGTGAAGAACGGCTTATACAGGCGCAACAACTAAAAGAACAACAAATATTACAACAGGCACAATTAATGGAAACTAGACGATTCGAAGATGAACTTAAGAAACAGGCAAAAACGCAAGCAGACTATTTAAAAAAACAAAAAAAAATAGAGAAAAAACAGGCTAAATTAGAACAACAAGAACAGGCTAGGCGACAGGCTTTGGTCGATTCACTTCCTCCAGACGATTTATTGGATTTAAGTGATTTACTTAAACCAACTGGTTTCTATAATGTTAAAGCGGAAGAGTTTAAACCCGCGTATTTACGTTTTGGTAAACCAAATACACAGCTAACAAAAGTAAATCTTGTTATAAAATACTTAAAACAAATTTAAAAAAAGTTTAAATCGTTTCCTTTAAAGAATATGTTTTAATATCTTGGTTGGTTACAATCTTTAACTTTGCGTCAAGTCTATCTAGTTCACTATAATAAAGTAAAAGGTGTTCAGTAGTTAATTTATCGTTGTATTGAAACATTTTGACATACTTTGTAACGTAATACTCCTTTTGTTCTGTGTGAAACATCGCGCAAATCATATTGTCAATACAGTTATTCCTGGAATTATTTTCATTATTTTCGTGAATAACCGCATTATTTTCATTATTTTCGTAAACCTTAATGTATTCCTTTTTATCAATAAAATAGTGTTCGTAAATCCATAAATCTGAAAAAGCTTTAAAAAATTCTAAATCTAGTCCACTAAGTTCCAAAAAAGCATCGTAATCAAGCATATCCATTTCATCGGTCTCAGTTATTTCAATCTTGATAACTTGTTTATTGGGATAATATTCCCAGTGAGGCTGTGTTCTATGCTTGCTACCGACAATCGGCGGAAACATCTCCTCAAAAAGCGCGGGGTTGTGTATTTTTGCCAGTACGTAATATCTCGGGGTGTACCATTTAACCTTTTTTTTATTAAAAGGTTTAACAAGTGACGATAATATTGATAACGAAAGCCCTGGGTTTTTTATAATAAACCCGGTAAGAAATCCAGCAATAAAGAGACGCATTGTTAAGAATTTAATTTAAAAATGGTATTTTTTTAAATCAATTTTATTTAAAGAAGTGGCAAATTTTAAGAATAAATGGAAAACATTAAGAAAAAAAGAGGCCGAAAGCCCAAAAATCACCTACTCGAGGAAGAACCAGCCGAACCCATAGAAAAGAAGAAACGGGGACGCAAGAAGAAGTACGAAATTGAAAACTTTGAAAAAATTTTGCACCGCGACAGTGAAAATAATTTCAACCACAATGTAGTATATTCTGACGATGAAAATGTTATATCAGAAGATAGCTGTGTTAAGAAAATATCATTTGGAAATCTCGATATAACAGTTTCCAAAAAGATTGAGAATGAAGATATTTCCCAATTTAAACTAAAGACACGTGCTTCGGGTATTCTTATCAACCGCGACGAATACTCAAGTGATGAGGAAACTGAAGTACCCATTACAAGTTTTGTACAAAACTATTCGGAAAATAAAAAATACGTCCCGAAAATAGTATCTGAGTGCGCTCAAAATGTCTCAGGTGAATCTCTCAAAAATATAAAAATATTCACCACTACTCGTGACCAAATCAAACTAGCAACGGAATGGCCGGAAAAGTGCGATGTTTGTTGCTGGTGGTGTTGCCATAAGTTTGATACAGCACCCTGTACACTACCTACAAAATATGACCCACTTAGAAAAAGATTTACATTTTGTGGATTATTTTGTTCATGGAGTTGCGTCAAGTCGTACAACCTTGAACGGTCGGACCATAAAAAATACGAATGTTCGGCTTTGGTAACTTTATTGCTTCAACAATTGTATGGAAGTGTTCAAGCAATACGTGTTAAACCAGCACCACCAAGACAATCGTTAAAGATGTTTGGTGGTTATATGGATATAGATACTTTTAGAAATCAACAAACTGACATCTACGGGTACCATATTAATCTCTTGAAATTTAATTACATCTACCCAGAAATTATTGAAGTTAGAAACGTCAAAATCAAACACGAAAAGAAAAACTTACGGCTTTTTAGAAACCAATCTTAAATCATTTCGAGCCGCTTCGAGCAGCTTCGAGAAGCTTCGCTTTAGAGCGCTGCAGATAATAAAACAAACAAAAAAACGGAAATTATAAAAAACGTGATATATTTTTGAACATCGGACCTAACAGTTGACTGGTACCTATTACCAAAATTACTCTTTGGAAGGTTGGCAGGTGTGTATACAGTTTCTTTAAGTAACCACTCTGGGTGATTTATTAAAACGTAATTTTTTACTATTTCATCGAATCTAGGATGTCATACTATTTTCATTAAATTGTAGTCAATGTTGTCTTGTTGTGAGTGGTTACCGTTATTGGGGGGTCTAAATACAGCAGTTTGTTGGTCCGGGTATCCAATACGTTGGTAATTATACGGTGTTGTTTGCTGCTCTTGGTAACCACTGTTTTCTTTTTGAAAATTGTCTTTTTTTGGGGTACCAGGTTTTTGTTTATTATTTAAAATTAACTTTGTTAACTGGTTTATTTCTTCCTGTGTGTCTTTAATTTGGGAGGAACCCAGTGTAAAAGCCTTGTCTACCGGGGTGAAATACAACCGGCTCATTTCTAAAGGAGTATGTTATTTTTTTAATGTAAAAAAATTCATTTAAAATTATCTTAAAATGGTTAATTTACCTTAAAAACGGTTTATTTACCTGATATTTAATTCCACTCCCTTGTTTGTCTGTTTTTTAATTGTCTTTACTGTGCTTCCTAAAGAAATAGTTGAGATACTTGATATGTCACTTGACGATGCAACCGAAAAACGGTCATCGTCGTTAATTGGATTGTCTTCGTAATACATAGGTCGCGCGTTCATAGACTGTTGTTGTCTGTTCATGGGTTGCATTGGCCTGTTCATGGGTGGAGGTGGTTGAGGGTAATTTGATGCCAAAGGTGTACCACTAAATAAACTGTGGTCTATACTCGGTCCCCTCATTTCTTTACGTATATCGCGTGTCTCCATAGGTGGAGGGAAATTTGGACGTTGGGGTTGTTGTTGTGGATTGTTTGGTTGGTAACTATTATTTTCTTTCATACTTTGGTTCATTGCTCCCATCATCGACGCCATAAAATTTTGATTTCCACCATTTTGAGCCATCAAACTTCCCATAGCTGGTCCTTTTAGTAAGCTGTTTGTAAGATGAAACATAAACGCGCTTCCACCAACCATAAGGAGCAGTTCTACTTCAGGGGCAACTTCTGCCTTTGACGAGTATTTCTCATACAACCTTTCAAATACATTGTCATAGTCATCAACGTTCTCCATAATATTTTCAGACCATCCTTCTAATTTTATAGCAAAGGGGTCGAACTTTTTATTTAAAAACTCAACACCCGTTACACAGGCCATCAGACACCTCCTAGCAAATTTAATTCCAGCCTGTGTCTCTATAAATTTTTTTACCTTGGTATACTCAAACATCATTTCTTCATAATTCGATGCCATTGTAAATTTTTTAGTAAATTCAAAACCCTTCTTTTCAAGTGCAGCTATCTTAATTAAAAGGTCTTGTTTGGCCTGCTGCTTTTGAGCAAATGTCTCGCCTTGTGGTGAACCTTCACTACCTTCACTTTCGGAATACCCTTCACTATCACCACCGTCACCAGATTCGCTCTCTGTATACTCAGACTCCTCGTAATTTTGCTGTTCACGGGAGACTTTCTTGGGATTTGAAAATGCTGAAAAATCATAATTCTGTTCACGTTGTTGCTGGTGGCGGGGTTGAGGAGGCTGTTGGGGTTCCCGTTTTCTTAATATCTTCTTTGTCTTTTTCTGCCTGGGTTCAGAGTCACTGTAACTTGATACCGAATCGCCTTCAGAGCTTAATGACTCTTCATCTGCTCTAATAATCTTAACGTTATTAATGGGTTTTATCCCTTTAACATTGATTTGTTGATTTCTAGCGTCTCCCTGTGAAACTTTAATAAATTCGGTACTCATTTACTAATGTTAAATTATTATTCTTTAAAAGTATTTACGCAAATTTAAAGACAACGTTTAATTCTATTTTATTTAAAGTTTTATTATTATAACATTAGTAAAATGCATACAAAATGGTCAAATTCTGGGAACTGCTATACATCGTGGAATAAAAAAACAAATAGAAATTCAAGGTATTCTGCTGGGATACTTCCATACACATTCGACCAGACTGGAAAATGTTTGTTCTTGTTGGGTAAAGACTACGATAACGACTGGTCCGATTTTGGTGGGAGATGTGAATTTAGGGACAACAATGAACCCGTAAATACTGCGTGTCGTGAATTTTATGAAGAAACACTAGGAAGTATTATGACCATCAAAGAATGTATGGATAAAATTATTACAAACCCCATAAAAATAACATCACAAACCTTGAATGGCAGCCCGTATTATATGTACCTGGTATACATTGATTTTTTAAATTATTCAGAAATATTTAATAAAACTGCGCAATTCTTGAGATATCAATTTGATTCACAAGAAATGAACAAGGTTATTGAAAAGACAACAATCCGCTGGGTAAGTATGGATACGATGTTGTTGTGTATCGAGAACCCACCACATTCAACGCCAATTAATTTACGTGGTGTTTTTTATAAAACTATGGTTGGTGCCCGCGACCAAATTCAATTTTTAATTAAATAAAAAGATACATAAAAAGTCTTTCCAAACACCACGGGTCAATCATGTCGGGGTTAAACTCGTTAGCACCGTAACAAGCCATACCGACATTTTGTATTGTGTTTTTTAACAACATCTCGTGGATTTTTTTATAAAATTCTACATCACGCTTTAATATACTGGATTTTGGAATTATGTACTGGCAACCAGCAGCAAATTGCATGGTATCTGGTATTTGTGTTGAATCAATAAGATAGGAGTAATACTCACGTGTTTTAATACCAGGATACATATAATGGCACTCGCTCCATAAATTTGTAAATAACGGTGTAACTAAATCTACTTTTTTATTTATTAATGTTAATATTTCTGTTGAGAAATTATTTGCGTTAACACCACTCATATGGTCAAACGGACTCCCTTGCATAAAAACTAGATAATCAGGTAAATCACTGTAATTATTTATGATATGATAAAGATATGATTCTGATTCTCTACCTACATTTGGGCGTTCTACAGCATTTTTTTGTTGAAGTGGTTTTCCTTTATTGTAAATAACAACATTGTCAAGTCCATCTAAAAATTCTACATTTTCGTTGTACCTGGCAACAACTATAGTATAACTCATAAAGATAAAATTACGCTTTGTACTTAAGTTTTATATATTTTTTCATTGAAAATTTCGCACACATCGTTTCTACCGATTCAGGTAAACTAAATGGAAATTCAAGTTCATGGATACTCTTGAAGTTATTTTCCATAAGTTCCATAACCGTACAGTTTTTTATAGAATTGTCTAAAAAAGCTTTAAATTGTTGTTTTAATACAGTTTTTGACGGTGCCGATACAGTTACCGTTTTTGATGGTGCCTTTTTAGTTTGTTTAAAAGTGAGGTACGTCAATGCCTGGAGATAACAATCGGAAAGGTCATCGCGCTTTTTACTTGATTCAAAAAGGTCCGTAAATTCACGTGTTTCGTTGTATTCTTCAAGTTTGCGACGCGCTATCTCAACACCCATTTTTTTGGTCTGGGCATATTTTCCTTTTACCGTTTTTCCATTCTTTGAAGAAATGTCTATTTCGGGACCTGTGTAACACTTTAATTTATGCTTGGGGCTAAAAAACTCAACTGATTTAATCTGCGTGTCCTTTTTATCAACAACACCACGAATGTAAAAATACGTCTGTAGACAACCCGCAATTATTCTCATTTTAGGATTAAAAGAAGGTTGTTTTTCTATAAGCACTAAATCAATGTTGAGTAAATGGGGGCGTATGTCTAATTGGTTTATCAAGGTAAGATATATTTCAGAAACTCCACTTGTCGTAATATGCGCGCTAAAGGTATTACCACGTTTTGCAAGTTCTATAATTTCCCAGTGTATTATTTTAGGTTCCGGTAAACTCTCAATAATACAATACGCAAGATTTACAATACCAACGTCAAATGAAAGGATTCTCATTTAACGTTAATCTTGTTTGTTTTCTTAAATTAAATAAATTACCTTGTTTGTGTTTCCATAAAATTGATTATCTTAATTTAAATGTGTCGTTTCGGACAACTCTCAACGAGTAATCCATTGGCATAAATTCCATAATTACCCTGTTCTTGTTCGTTTTCTAAACAAATATGGTAAATATCGAATGTTCCTTCAAATGGATAAGGAACGCTACGTTCATCTACACTGGCCATCAGGCGGTACTGGTTTTCGGTTACAAATACGGTACCAAACTCATCGATAATTGCTTTACGCTGGGGTGCTGTTAATTCGGGTACAAGTATACTGTGAGCACCAGTAACTACCAAATTATCTAATAAATCCGGATAAACTGATTTAGACAAAAGATAAAGCCGTTCCCTTGTCCTTTCCATTGTATCGGGGTTGTAAATGGTTGAATGTTTAACTGTATCAACCGGTATGTATCCATGGAATAAAGTTTTAACAAGTTCTCCAGCGACGATTTCTTCAATGGGTTTGTATCCATCCTCACAAAGTATCCTGGTTCCTTTGAGAAAACAAATTCCGTAAGCATTGTATCTAAGAAGATTGCTGTCTTCTGTAGCGTAAATAGAACCGTTATAGTTGTACATATAATCCGAGCCAATCAAACCAGATTTCCAAGGTAAACTAACAGCTGAACCACCTGGAAAGTTATATACATTTATAACATTCCCTGTGCCGGCACCAACACTTGATGTAACATAAAAATAATCAGTTAAAATAGTTAAACCTGTGTATGTTGAATTAGAGCAATCAACGACACGGGTACCAACATTGTTAGACGGGGGGTTTGTTAGGTCTATAAGGTACACGCAGTTTT